GTGATAGACATGTCACCACCACTTTCCATTAGGAAGTGATCAGCGAAACCAACAGCGAAGATAGAAACGTTCTGGATAAATGCGTCTTCTGAAGCACGAACGTGGAAGTTTCTCCAGTCATCCTTCCAATAAGAATCACCCTTAGCGTGATAAGGAACAGTAGCAAATGCGTCTACTAGTGATGCTTGGTTCCAAGTGTTAGAATACTCATCATAACGAATGAATGCTCTGTCATCTTTCTGCAACGAAACGCCCGTATACTGAGCGATAACCATTGACTTAAAGCCTGTTGCTTTAAGACCATTTGCCCAGATACCACAAATACCCCACGTAGAGCGGATAGAGCAGTTAAAGACATATGGAGAGGCAGACTCTACACTATCAACTTCAGCAAGTGTCTGAGCGTTCTGACCGAGTGCTGGGGTAGTATCTACACTAACAGTTTGACCTGCCGCGATACCAGTACCAATAGCACTAACAACTTCCGCAACTTCGTAAGTAAATTTACGTGGATCGTTCTGATCGATAGTCTTAATAGGGAAGATACCCTCAAGTACACTATCAATTTCCGTGTTAGAGATAGCAACAAACTGACCAGCAAAGTATCCGTGGTCTACCTTAGTTGTTACTTCAATCTCAGCAGTGGAAGCAGGAATGCTAGGAATTGTCGTAGCATCATTTAAAGTCAAGGACTCGATAACTCTGGAGTCAGATAGAGGTCCAACAATTCTGTTCTCTTGGACTCTGAAATCAAACTCGCCTGGATCATCAATTGTAGGTTGATAAGCAGAAAAACTTTTAGCAATTTTTCTGTAGAACAGACCTAGTTCTTCTGTATCTGCATATTCAAATACAGTTAGTTTGTGGTGAGAATAGTTAGGAGCAGTCTTTCTGGTAAAGTCATTTGGATCATAGTAAACTTCACCAGTACCATCGATGCCATTATATAAAGGAGATTCTGCAGTTGTCTGACCATCTTTGATAGTGAATTGCCAGAAGTAGCAACCACCAGTAACGTTAAAGATAGCAGAACGAGGAACTGTTACCGAAGCAGGGTCAGGAACATATAGAGGACGAACAACAGTACGGCGAAGGTCATAACCCACCAGCGAAGAACCTCTGGGGATGATAGCACCACCCTCAGTATTGTTAAACTTATAAAGGACGTTATCAGGGTTAGAAATATCAAGGATCGAGTTATCAGTCCACTCGTTATTTGCTTGGTCGAAACCAAACACATCAATACCAGCAGTATCACCAAGACCAGGACGGTTATCAATGTAGTGAATACCAGGCATCAACATGATGCTAAACTGGTCAAATCTGTCATTTCCGAAACCAGGCAGATACGAGAATCTGGCAATTTCTAGAAAAGCACGTTGGATGCTCTTGAATGGTGTTACAGGTGAGTTACCTCTATTAGATAACGCATCTGTTGCGTTGAAATCATCAGGAGAAACATAAAGATACTTACCAGTTTTGCTGCTGATAAGGTTATCCAGACGTGTTAAAGGCATGATTAATCTGACCCTGCGGTATATCTTTTATCCTAGGATTTATTTATACGCGAGGTCTGTACCGATCTCTCAGAATGACAATTAATGCTATTTCTCTTACACACAAAAAAATATAACTAAACTGTTCTCTATACGTTGTTCTATACATAACTCCCCTTCCTGGGATCGAACCAGGGACAAATTGATTAACAGTCAACCGCTCTACCGCTGAGCTAAAGAGGATTGGTGTGGGTGGAGGGAATGCTTTTGCCCCTCATGTTATGGGAATCGCTAGAGCGAATATTTGTACATAACAACAATGATTCCCTTGGTTGGGGTTCTTCAGGACGGACCTGACAGCGAGCACCACCTCTAATCATCTACCTTACTCCGCCAAATTCCAACAGAGTTATTCAGTCACACCCTTTGGAACTGATCAGGTTCCAAAGCCTAATGTCAGATTTGAACTGACGACCTACGCTTTACAAAAGCGTTGCTCTACCACTGAGCTAATCAGGCGATGTGGGCATTACTGCCGCACAAATTTAAAAGCACCCCAGTCAGAACCCCATACTTTAGTATGATTTTCTGCATGAAGACCTTTGTCTACTACGTGGTATTCATCTGCAGTCAAGGTGACTTCATTTTGGACGTATGTATTAGTCCCATTCCAATTCACGTAGCAGTCACAGGTTGAGGTCCCGCCAAAGTATGACTGCGGACCTGTCTGTCTCATAATAATATCACAACCCTCGCGATATGTCAACATATCTTCTGTAATTTGATCAAGGTTTTGGCATTGAGCAAATTGCAATGGGTTGGTGATCTCATAGTTTTTCAAGCGATACTCTTCACCATCCTGTTCCACATCGATAACGAACTGACGATATGGACGGTTAAGTAGGTAATTGTATGCTTGTTCTCCGTATATACGATTCTCTCCAATCAAACGGTGAGAAACACGAATGTGTGCATAACGAGTGGGATGGGATTGTGCTTGACGTTTGTTAGCAAATGTACCCACCAATAGTTCAATGAAACTCATTCTGGTATAAGTTCTGGATTAATAAGATCTAATTCAAATAACACTGGATGACACTCTTCTGCGATGAGATAATCAGAGAATTTGAAGATGTCCTCTAATGAATACTCATCGTGTAATGCTGCTTCTGAAAGAATCCATTTGTCTTCCTTTTCCTCTTTCTCTAAAGTGTCGAAAGCAAATGGCATATTCTCTATAAAGTACATCAACACTGGTTCGTTGTCAACAAAGACGTGTCTACGACTAATTGTAAACTGCGTGTTCATCGTGTTAGCAATCCTGGTAATGTTATTTAACAGGAATGCGAGTAGGGAGACTTGAACTCCCACGACTTTTAAGGTCAGCGGATTTTAAGTCCGATGCGTCTACCGATTCCGCCATACTCGCAAGTTTTTTCAGCAGAGCAGAACGACGTGCTCGTGCCTGCCGAAGTGCCTGAGGTTTCAGATGACGCTTCTTCTCCTTGTCAGAGTGGTGTTGCCAGTTTGGCGTGGTCATCTGTCTGCCTCAGTACCTACGAATTATAGCACACTATGTAGGGCGTTTGGGAGGTGCTGACAGTTTATTAACTGACTGCTGCTTGATCCATTCTCTCAATTCTGGTGTCTCTTCCCAGATCCATTCTTCTTCACGACCTTTCTTGTCGGTCTTCTTGTAGATGCGTTCAGTCATTTTGGATACCATCCATTACTTGTTGTAGATCGTCAGCACGTCCCCTATAATATTCAATCTCCTCGGTAAGGACATCACGAATGTCATCAACAATAATGTTAGGGTCAACATCATCGTTGAAGTAGGTCTTAATCGCTTCCGATAAGTAACGACGCCTGTTCCACTCCATACTATATGGTCTGTAATTCATGATTATAGGGTTTGTATGTTTGTATTCTATAGGACAATAATCTATTTGTCAAGCATGTTCATATTTTTTAGGTAATGTAATGTGTCCTTCATATTACCAATATGTTTGTTGCCCAATGAAACTTGGGGATACTCTGCGTCTCCTCCAAATTCCATCTCAAATTGATGCTGTTCAAAGTGTCTTCCTAGATCGTATCTATGAAACTCTGTCGAGATAGATTCAAGAAGTTGAGCAATGCGTTCGCATTCTTGACTACCATTTGAATAGATTACTGCTGTTGTCATTTGGTTTCGTGAGCGTATTCAATTACTATCTTTTTGTGCATGGTTTTTAAATCACTGCACTCGTAATATGTAGCTTTTCCGTTTAACAATTTGCAGATATTATCAACTTGTATGTCAACGGCAATTTTTTTGAATTCTGGCGTAATGCCTGTCCGTTCCTGTGGTTGATTAAAATCATTCATAGATCAAGTTCACCTTGTAGTTTGCGTTCTTCCTCTATTCTGTTGTGTTCTGCCCACATATCAGCAACCATGTCTCTTGGTTTCACGTTTCGAGTGTGTATATCCACTTTACTCGCTGTCAACCATTTGTCAATAGCCTCTTGTGTGGGAACCACAATTCTAACAGCAGTGCCATCTTTGACAAACTCCTCGTTCATTTTTTCGTAGGTTTCTGGAGTGATTCTTTCCATTCTTTCCATTTGGGGATTACTTCAAAAATATTTTGCTCTTTTTTCTTGTGCATCTTTCGATACTGCTCAGCAGCAAGATTATCTAAAAAATCGTTAGTCACGTTGCCTCCAAGAAATACTAATATTATCCAATCCTTCTACTTCAGAAGGTTCTATTTTTATCTCGGGAGAAAATTGTTTCAACTCCTCCTCTTCCCATTGTTCAACAATATCTTTTGCTTGTTTGTCAACAGACGCCATTTCCATATCTACCCTACCATCAACCCACTTTTGCCATAACCATTCTATGAATCCTAGGGCAAGGTGTTTAACAATAGGGTTTTGTTTTTTTGCCCACCTTCTCATTTTAGTGAAGGGTGTATCTACACCACCCCACTGATATTCAAATTCATATTGGTAGGATTTAGTCTCTTTGTCTCCAGTCATCAGGTTTATCTCTAATGAACCAGTCCTTAATATCGTCAGCACTATCGAATCCCGTTTTATGATTGGATGGATCGGGATCGCCTAAACCCATCCTATTCATAAAATCATCCATACTGCCCTCCTCAATGTTTTGAGCAGCTTGTCTTCGTGCCTGTTGTAACCAATTTCTAGCAGTAGTATGTGACTTGGCAAGTTTTTGTGCCCATACCATATCTTCTAACTTGACTTCTTCACCATTTGCAATTTTTTTACAAATAAATTCTAAGCGAAGTCGGTATTGAGTAGAAAGCATATTCCTCTCATTATTCGTGATTATTTAGAATAAAAAAGGGACCCGTAGGTCCCTTGTTATTATATCACATCAACTAGTGAATCAGAAGCTGTACTTCAGACCCAACTTTGTACCATATCCACGGTCAACGTTAGAATCACCAGAACCAACGAATGATACTTCACCATAAGCACCAAGAGATTCGGTCAAACCGATGCCGAGACCTGCCTTACCAGAAGGAACGGTGTCTCCTTCGCCGTTGTCAGGAGAAAGCACAGTAGCACCTGCTTGGACGTAGTAAGAAGCGTTATCGCCCAAAGGACCTTCATAACCAACGTGCAGGTCGGTATTAGTTCCGTTGTAGTTCGATCCAGTGAAACCAGAGTTTGCCTCTACGTTAACATAAGGACCTGCAAAGGCAGCGCCAGTAGAAAGGGACAGAGCAGCGGTAGCTGCGAATGCGGATTTGATCATTGAAATTTTTCCTCGTTTGTTGTTTACTTGCGGAGTGGTTACCCGCAGATGGAGAGTCGGTTTGTCCCGACTGCTTAAAAAGTATAGCACATGACGGCGTGAGCGTCAAGTAGGTTGTCCGAGTAATTGGGGGAGTTCCCGATTGCTACAAGAGTAATTTATCACGCCTAACCCCCAAAAGTCAACCCCCTTGTGCCAGTTGACGATGAGTATATCTTACTATTCCTATAAGTTCTACTTATCAGTCATCTTCAGAATCATTGTCTTCGCTTCTGAATACTAGCAATTCCGTCCCATACTTAACTCCCTCCATTTCAGGGTGAGGTGCGGGTATTACGGTCTTGCTTTTCTTTTTAGGTTTGTCAAATTCCTTAAGTGTTGATGTCATCATCGTGAACATGAACGCGAAAGTAGCTCCCAATAAACTAACAAAGCATATTAAGTATATGAGAACTGTTATTTGGTTCATCTTCTTATCCAGCGAGGTAGGTAGAATATAATGAAAGATAATGCCCAGAAAGTTACTAGTGCCATTATGTGCATTAATCTATTAGAATTGATTATCAATCCAATAACTACTAATGCAATCCAAGTATAGTCAAGCGCACCATGGAACCTATACCATGTGTTTGCACCATACTTTTCGATAAATTTATCTCTTTGTTTAGAGAACCACGGTGATACGTGTCTCATCATAACGAATCCTTCGTTAAAGAACATAACAAAGAATCCAATCCAAAAAATCATAGTTTTTAATTAAGGTAAATTAATGCTCCTGTCAATCTGACATTAGCACCAGTAATAGAAACGTCTGCAGTACCAACAACATCAACCTTGGCAGATGCAATATCAAGGTCTGCTGTTTTGACAGTAGTTTTTGCTGAAGTAAGATCTAGATCTGCTGTCTTGATCTCTGCCTTTCCTGCTACTGTCCTAAGTTGATAGGCATTTAGTACACCATCTCCTGTAAGAAGTCCTCCTGGGATCTTCTTACCTAAGATATCCATATGATATGCACCACCAATCTGTTGTTGCATGTCACCAATGATCTTATGGTTAATAGATCCAGCAGAAACAATGTTTACAGATGCCCTAGGATCAAATTGTACCACAGATTCTTCAGAAACGCCTTCTGTCTTTTTCTGACCACTGATAACTTCTTTGTAGTTCACAGTTCTTTGTGTCATATTACCACAAACCATGTCAATGGTTCCTTTACCACTTTGACCTGCTTGGATTTTAACACCACCATGACCTACTAGCGATAACTCTTCATCTGCGATAAAAGTTATCTTCGTTGCTCTGACAGTATACTCAGAACCTCTTGCTTCAGTGACAACATCACCATAACAAAGAACATTCAATGCTTCTTTGTTCTCACCACCAGCATTATACTGAATAACAGATGGTTCCTTATGCATTTGTTGCTGACCTTGTGTCTTGATCAGCAACTTACCACTAGCTGCACCCCTATTAGGGTCATGTATACCTGTGATCAGACGAATAGTTCCTTCACTATCAAGTGCTACAGCACTATCTGCTGGTCCTTCAATCCTAAGTGTCTTCTTACCATTCTCACCAGGAAGTTTTCTGGTGTAGATATGTGATCCGTCTGCCTTAATTAAGGTACTATAATCTAGACAGTCCGATAGAGCTTGTGTCTCTGGAGATTTTTTTGGTTTTGCTACCCCTGTGGGTAGTTTTGCTGCTGACTTGACTCCTTTTGCTGCTGACATAATTCTATATTACGGACAATCTACATAACGACCAGTTCCAATCTTAGTGGAACCAAGTTCAACCAATCTATCTTCAGATAGACATGATAGAGATGGCATTAGTTTTGCACCATATCCACCTCCACCAACAATAATAATTTTAGGAATGCGTTCAAAAGTGACTTCCCTATTTAATACTCTAGCACCAATAAGGAATCCATCTGGATTAATAACTGCTTCAGCAATACTTGGATCGTCATCAATGTAAATGGTTGGAGCACTTTGATATCCAAATCCAGGACGTATTAAAGTGAATGAATCAATGATGCATCTCTTACCATTGTTAGATGCTAGATTCTTCTTATATCCATATCCACCAGATATCACTCTGATTTCAGATACAAATCCATCATTATCTAACAATGCTGTAGCAGATGCTCCAATACCATTACCACCAACTGTTACGAATGGTGCTTCAGTATATGGACCACCAGGAACAGTTACTGGAATCTCAATAATTTTTCCACTATCATCAGTAATAACATCAATTGGATCAACAACTGGTTCAGTTGGTTCTGTGAATACATTGTCTGAATTATCACCAACACCCTCATCTACATCATCGATACCCTGATTAGATAGAACCAGAACATCTGCAGATGCATTTGTAGAGGAGATACTAAACGTTAGAACTTCATCAGTTTCTGATACATACTCATCTACAATACCAACAGTAATTTTTGCTGTGTTGTCACCAATAACGAAATTAGCAGAAACAACTCCACCTATGATATTGTCAGGAGTAAAGTTTGGTGATAAGCGATAATTTAAAACACTACCATTAGGAACATTTTCTGTTGTTACAGTATAGATGATGAACTCACCTGCATCAACAGAACTTCTGTTAGCAACTACTTTATAAGAAGGTTCTGTGGATGTAGTACCATCTGTACCATCATCAATGGTTGTGATACTATCATCAACACCATCATTAATTTCATCGATGATATCATCAAAACTATATTCGTATGGATCATACGGATCATAATCGTCAATATCATTTCTGACTTTCTGTTTAATTACACACTTAGCAACATTGTTCTTGAATCTAGTAGTAATGTCACTAGTGTTATCAGGACTGTTTAACTTAATTCTACCGAAGAAGATTTCATCTCTTTCATCCTCTTGATCATTGATTGTTCTGACTTCAATTGTTTTTGATGTTTCATTTGGAGCAAAACCAACAATATCAGTAACCATGATAAAATCTTTCTTTGGAGTTGCAGTAGATCCACCAACTGTTTTGAAAGTTACAGAAGATGCTTCACTTACATATCCACTTCTAGTGATAGTAAATACTGCGTTATCACCCTCTTTTACCTCAATGTCCTGAATATCATATACGATCTTCTTCTTATACGAGGGACTGTTTGGATTATTCTTAGGTGTACTTCCATATTTGTCATCAAATACACCACCACGGAATCCAATACGGGTTCCTGCTAGTTGCTTACCATTATATGCTTCATCACAAACATACTGATTAGTATCAGCACTAGTGTCTGGGAATAGATTGTCAATGCTTTCTAATAGATCATCTAAGAAGTCACCTTCTTTCTTTTTCTCTTCACCATTAGTGCATTCACTATCCTCGTCACTACACTTTGCATCAGGTCCAGTACAAGTAATACCCAAGAAATCTAGAACCTTAGCAATTGCTCCACCAACTAGATTTAAAGCACTAGCAATTGGTCCTAAAAGATCTTGCAGTGGTCCAAGAATACTTTCAATAATATCTTCCAGTAGAGAAGTTAGTTTAGATAGAATACCATTTACCATGGCATCAATCTGACATGCTACACTCTGGTAGATATCATTAATAATACCCATCAAAAGATCTGTTACCCATTGGATTAATCTTTCTCCAATGTCTGCCATCTTACAACCAAGATCTTTGAGTAGGTTATTAAACCACTCAGTTACTGGTGTTAATACATTACCAGTTCCATCTGGTCTCAATACTGCTTTGATTAATGCCTCAACTCCTTCTGTGAGTTTTTCAATAATAAATCCTTTGATCTTAGCAACAAAGTGTCTGATAACAGCAATAAACTTATTTGTATACTTTCTAGCAGTATATACTGCATCATATATTCCACCAGTTGCTTCACCAACTAGATACGTACCAATATTTCCATTGTTCCTTTGTACTTCTGCAAGAAACTCTCCCATAATACGGGTAGTTGATGTCTTGAGGTCTTCAGGACCACACTTAGATGCTTTTTCTTGACACCAGTCCTCAGATGCTTGAGATCCATCAGCAATAGGAGCAATCATTGCTGGTGGTACAGGAGGAGCCCATGGATGTGGACAACCAGCAGATAGTTCTACTGATGTTTGTAATCCTTCTGCACCACCAGATGTGTTAGCAAACGTAGCAAACGTTCCATCACCAGCTCCAAAGAACTGAGTGTAATCAATATCAAGACCTAAATCTATTCCAGTGTTAAATTCTGCTGCTAGATTCTCATCAAAGAGAACTGCGCCTGTTTGTACACCATCTTTAGAATTGTTTGGTTTTCTTGCTGGAGTTGCTTCTGCAGATTGTGATGATGACTGTGTTAAATTATTTGCTGGTGATGGAATACCATCCTTATTGACATCAATATCTGGGTCAAGGAATGTTGTAAAAGAATTACATTCACCAGGTTGAAATTCATTTACTACCTTAGTAGCACCTGGGGTCATACCAATTGACCCCATGATGATTGGTTTTTGTTTTTCAGGATCTAGGTAAAATCCAATTACCCATGATCCTTGTTTTAACTGTGCATGCGTTCCTGTTAAATTTCCAACACTAAATGGTAGGTTCACAGGCATGATTACAGATGCCCATGGTAAATCATCCGCAGGGACAACCTCGCAGTCCTTAAGATGCTCACCTACAATACGAACTTTATATCGATTGGCACCTTTAATTTCTGGTGTAGTTCTGGATGGTTTTTCAACCTGTCCAATCCACCAGTTAAAGTTATCCCTACCGATACGGTATTCTGGAATTAAATTAGAAAACGCATTATCCATTAGTCATCATACACTAAACATTCTGGTTCTGATGGATTTTGATCACAATACAGTTCCAAGTATGTTGGGTCGTGATGATCTCCTGCTTCGATCTCTTTCTTATGATGCTCTACATACTCTTCCAACTCATGCAGTTCGCCTTCAATGTGACGACGCATTTGTGGATTCGTTGTTGGATCGTGAAGAATCTCTTTGTCCTTCTCGATATGTGCTTCGATGCTGTCCATGTAGTAATTAGCTCGATATACGGTATTTATTATAGTACATTAAGTATTATCTCGCAAGGATCCTTCATCTTTCATACCGAAAGAGTCCCGCATAACCTTAATTGTTGTGGTTACCTCACCATTTGCTCCCGTCGTCTTCATGTATCTATGATTAACTTCTTCGATCAAATACAGTCCACTGGTCTCTAGATCATATGGTTGTTTCTCGACTTCTTTGTCTGATAACTTAGATCTGATTCTAATATCAATTCTATCACCAGCACATATCAATGGATTACCTGCAACTACAACAGCACCTGATTGGTTTCTCATCATACTATATCGTGTCAATGATTGAGTTGCATAAAACTTCTGCCAATCAGCGAATTTAGTTGCATCTTGAGATCCATCAGTATCATTAGGGGATGCAATACCAGTTTTATTGTAAAAACTCTCATGATCCAGATAAATGCTCATGGTTCTAGTTGGAAACGCAGATAATTTTTCCTGTGTTACCCTCAGACCCTCCATTTTTTCTTGACCACCCAAGTGTTTCATCTTATCATATGATTCATCTAAACTATAGACATATTCCTCATATTGACCTGTTGAGTGATTGAAGAATACTACTAACGTAGAATACTTACCCTCTCTGAGAGATTTCATCAAATCTACATCAGATGAAAAAGATGCTTCTTGTATTCTATCTCTAGTATCTTCATTGTCACTTAAGTTAGCATGTTGTTCAATATATGGTCCCCATTCCTGAACCTTATCGTTTTTATTATCACAAAGATAATCTACAGAGAAGAAGTTATATCCCCTATTAGATTCCCAGAAAAAATATCCAGCACTACCCTCAACTTTTGCTGTACTAGTACCCTGAGTGTTTTTTGCAGTACCTGTACTGTTTGATTCTTGCCTCACAGATTTAGGAGCAAGTTTAGCAGCAATATCGAAAGGTCTATGCCTCGATGTTGTCATCTTATGTTCAAACAAAGTATTCTCACTGAAAAATTCCTTTTCAGATTTCAATGTTTCCTTTAATAATACATCATCAATAATTTTTTCTGATCTACCAGATAGTGTTCTAGAGATAAACGAAGCTTCGTTTACCAATCCCTCTTCTGCAATCAATCCCAAAGTATACACTTGAGTTTTGTTTGAAGATACTCTGTTGTAGATTTTCCAAACTCTAAAAACGTATTCAACGGGTTCGTCTGAGAATGAGTGTTTAATAACAAGTTCAACTCTTTCAGAACCCTGTAGTGGGGGTCTATTCTTTTCTTTGCTTCCTGTGAGAAGTCCAGCATTGTCAGATATAACCATCGTCGCTGCAACATAGGGACTCGTGATATTTTCAAAGTAATCAATAGAGTATATCATATCACCTATGGGAATAGGGTTACTAAATCCCGCAAGAAATATTGATGCTTTCTTTAAAATAAAATCCTGAGCTGATTGAATATTATCTGCCATGTCAAGCTCCCAGTGTTAATAATCTTTGTCTAGCCATATATGCTAGTAGTCCAGCGTCAGACATATCAGAACCTCTCCTTGATGACTGTGATTGACCACCACCGCCACTGCCGCTAATGTTGGATGATTGATTGACTGGATTATTTACAATAGCAACTTTTGGTCCTGCTGCTGCCATTGCTGTATTAGCAGATCCTTCTAATAGAGCAGTTGGTGCAGCGTTTGGCGGTGCTTGATATGAACTTCCCCTTCCTTGAGCACCAAATGCGAATGAGAAGAAATCTTCAGGGTTTCCTGCTGGTGCTGCTGATGTATTACTCATCAACTGTACACCATTATTAGAAGAAGGAACAGCACCAGGTGCTAAAGCATTTGCACCAGGAGTGTTACCAGATCCTTGCATACCATGTGCAACAAATGCTCTAGTTCCAGCAATTGTAGCAGTGTTTCCGAATCCTGTAGAGGATTCTTTATAATTATGAACACCAAGAGGTAATCTTAATCCAGGTTTTCCAGCAATATCTATACCACCAAAAGATCCACCACCATCTCTACCAGCATGAGCTATTTGTTCTTGTTCAATGTATTTCATTAATGTTGCATCATCAGGTGGATTGTTAGGATCAATGTCAATCATTGCATTTGTAAACGAGAAACGTTCTCCTTTACCAATAAGAGCCTTTGCGATCTTAAATGATGCACGTCTTACTTCTGCTTTACCTTCTGGTTTATTCCACAACTCTGTTTCAGGTCCAATATGGAAGTGAGGTCCACGAGAAGCACCAGTATCACCTTGAATGAATGTTCCAGCACCCTCTAGCATAGCAGTTGGTTGCATTGGTGTTTGTGGTTGAACCGATGCAGCTGCAGCAGCCTGTGCATTACTAGCACTTGGTGTGTAACTCATCTGCTGGAAACCTGGGTTCAATTGATTATTTTGATTATTAGCAGGTGCTTGTGGTGCTCTCTGCGCTTGCTGTGCCTGCTGTAAGATTTCACCAGTTCCAGCACCTTCTCTTCTAACACCTGATAAACCACGATCTCCCGCAATTCTTGCAGCATTACTATCTCCCATAAAGATAGCACCAGCATACTTAGAGTTAAGTTGACTTGCAAATTGTGGTGTAAGATGAGCAGGATCTCTAGTTTCGTAAACTCCTTCTTCTATAATTGCACCTTCATTTGAAGCAGCAGATTTAATTGCACTATAAGCTCTACCATATTCTTTTTGATTAGGTGGAACTACAACAACTCTATATCCCTTCGCTTTGAGATTTCTGATGGCATCCATCATATCTCTTCCTGCTCTAACAGGATCATTAGCAGTATTTGTTCCACCAGCAAGAACAACAGTTTGACCTGCTCCTCCTCCTGCCATAGGACTTAATGTAGGTGAAACGTTTTGCAGCATGCCTACAGGCAATTGTGATAGGTCTCTATCATCATGGAAGTAATTACCACCAGTTCCACGATACATGTCACCAGATCTCATATTTTGTAGATCTGTTTGCCCTTTGAAATATGCTCTCCCTTTGACATCGTTTCTTGCTGCTGTTGACATCGCACCACCAGATTGGAAGTCACTTAAAATTGCAGATGCTTCAGATGCTTTATTTTTATTGAATATTCTATCAAGACCAGCAAACCCTTCTGTAGCAGCAATTTGCCTTAATTTTGCTTTTCTTTCTTCTGGAGTATTACCCAACATAGGAGCTATATGTCCATATGCTGCATTTGCATTAGGATCTGCTCCAGGACCATAAATTGCAGCAGAGAATGGTGTAAATTGACCCTCTGCCATTGCTTGGTTTCCAACATTAGTGCCATACCCAGAATGATTCTGTGTCGCTCTATTCAACATTACCTGCATAGCATCAGCAGCATTTTGACCACTACCACCTTCTAATGTTGACAAATATGCCGCTAACATGTTATCGCTATTACCACCACCTACAGGACCACCAGGACCGCCAGGACCACCAGGAGAAGTGCCCTGTTGTTGACCTTGTGTATTACCACCACGATTACCAAAGATATCTTTGATACCAGGAATTTTGTCTAAGAGGTCTCTAACACTATTACCAAACGATTTACCACCTTTCAAACCAAGTGGATCACCAATGCCTCTTTTTTCCATTTCTGCACCAATTGCTGATGCAATACCCTTATACTCTTTTTCTTTACCACCAAATATATTCTGTAAACCACCACCAAAAGCATCAGCAATACCTTTCAATGGATTGAGAGGTAAAATACTCATAACTTCTGGATTTCCAGGTTCATTGAAGATGCCATTCAAACCAGGCATACTAAATGGCATGTTTGTCATACCAGGAACAATTGTTCCACCTGCTTTGAATTTTGCTGGTGGAAGTAATTTTTGTCCTCCTCCACCTGTTCCACCCATCATATCACCAGCCATCAACGCACCGTCAATACCTAGAGATACAGCAGTTCCAACACCAGGAACTGTAGATGCAGCACCAGATGCTAGTTCGCCAACAGCACCTATGATATCACCTTTAAGTAATCGTTCAATACCAAATGCAGCACCTGCAAGTAATCCAACACCAGGAATTTTCTTTGCTACTGCCTTTCCTGCTCCTTTTGCTACTGCTTTACCTGCTCCTTTTGCTACTGCTTTACCACCTGTTTTTGCTAATCCTCCACCAACTTCTTTAGAAATTGTTTTACCAATCTTTCCAATAGCACCACCTTTTTTAGATAGTGCAGTAATTGGTTTAACACCTTTAGTTGGTCTAGCAGGTCTACCTTTTTTAAATGCAGCGATTCTTTCTTGTTTTGTTAGATAGTTACCTTTAGCATCAGTACCCATCTGAATGGCATTATTAAATAAATCGCCAATTCCTGAGGACTGTGGTGATACGCCACCACTTGGTCCTGGCATACGTACAGATGGTGTGGGTCCTCCAGTTGTTCCAGGTAATCTAGGACCACCAGGTGGTAAAGCTTTTCTACCTCCTCCTCGTGTAATACCTGAACCAGTTCTTGGTACAATAGACCCTTTACCAGGTGGTAATTGTAATTGTCTAACTGTTACCCTTTTAATAGGTTCTTGTCTAGAAGGTAATTTCTTCTGTTCTTCCCTACCTCTTAATCTTTTTACGTCCTTTTCGCCACCATCAGATTCTACATTTACGGATGCAGAAGCAAAAGTAGAAGTTACACCAAACCTAAGAGTTTCATCTTGTGGTTTTTCGTATGTCTCCTCAATACCAATCTCTACAGTTGCTTTATTACCAAAAAGTTCAAATTCACCAGCGATCTTACCATCAACAATATCTGCTTCAGAAAAGTTTTCGGATATTACAAATCTTCTCTTTGTACCATCGGGAAACTTAGCGTTCTCAGCAGTAATCGTAAAGGTGACTACTTCACCTCTTTTAACACTTTGTTTATCAGCCTCAACTTTCCACCCAAGACGGTCGCGCTTCTTCCTCTTGGGGTCTCCTAGTTTTAAACCTGAAATTGCGTAAGATCCTGATGCCATTAGCTTTCTTGTGCTTTTTTGAGTTCTTCAAGATATTGTTGCAATAACGCAGTGTAAACATCTCGTTCCCACGGCATTAAATTTTCAATTTCCGTCAAACTATATTTATGGTACTGGATCAAAGCAAAATTAGTTTTATAATAACCCTCTAGGGTCATATGGAAGAGGCTTACCCGAAAAAATTAGATAATCCCTCAATCGTGTACTCACCAACAACACCAGTTTTTGGATTTTCTGCCTCAAAGGTATGAGTCAATTTTGGTGAAGTTGCGAAGAATTCAGAGAATTTCTCAAATTGTTCTCTGGTCATATTCTCAACAAAATCCTTAAATTCTTGCTTTGAAGTAGTTGAGTTATCAAATACTTCGTCTTCAGTAAAAATTTGATCAATAGAATCTGCAATAAAGTCAACTACTTCATCTTCATCAAATTTCTTCAAAAGAGAGACATTAACAAAGGTATCAAGACCAGGATATTTCATAATACACCCGATTTTGTCATCGAGCATGATTTTCTTGTCATGACCCTCAGGGAACTCGACTTCTACATTTTCAAGGTCTACTGTTACGGTTGTAGTTGTCTCGCCATCATCTTTACAGGTAACAACGAATTCTACTGTGCTTCCAACAGAGACAGATCTGATTTTCAAGTAAATATACTCCAAATCAAAAGATGCTAGTTTTTCAACTTTAACACCTCTAGTTACGATGCAATTTTGGAGAAGATCGACAATTGCGTCTTTAATTGCCTCTTCGTTACCATCTTCTGATGCCAGTAAAAGCACCTTTTCTTCTTTTACAGTGAATGGTCTAATTTTAATACTTTTGCCTGTAGAAGGCACTTTGATAGTAGAAATAGGATAACCAATCGTCGGTAGTGACATAATATGCTCGTTCAGTATTATTATTTAGTGCGACTTTTTTAGTCAAAATTTAGCGGGAATTTTTTTCCCAGTTTCATGGAATCGAAAAATCGAATTTCCTATTGTACACCAATATAGCGTCCGTTCTCATCGTAAAGGGTATTAACCGACTTGAATGACTGTTGTGTGATATCATTCGTCACAACATAGTGTCTTTCATATTGGAACTGTGCTGTGAACTTAACCACTTGAGTATTACCATACGAAAGAGGAACAGCATCAACCTCTGCAGGCCAGCAGTTTTCCATTACATAAGTGATTGGTGACCTTTCTTGTGTATCTTCTGGACCCATTTCAGTTTTACTAATCCTTATGTTACATCTGTATTCATCAGGATATGCTAATCGAACTGCACGTTTTGGATTCAACCTATCAGTAGTTCTCATACTTTGGAGATCACTTCCTGGTTTTTGTGACTTTTGATGCTCTCCAAAAATATAATCATTCCATGATTGAATGAATTTCAAGGGAAGTAGATCAGCAGTTAACATCCAACCTAACTGAAATGTACTGAAGACACGACTGGTTGCATAGTTCACCTGACTCTCACCTAGGTATCTTCCAGTGATTCCACCAGTTCCAGTGCTAATGTTAGGTAGTTGTGCTTCATCACAGAAGATTTTAATGTACTCTTCTTGATAATATTCACCCAACGCTGCTTTAAGTTCATCCGTCAGATAAAATTGCACATCAAAGTTATTGCTTGAAGCAATACCACCTCTTTTACCTATCTGCTTTAAAAACTTATCTATAGACACACTAAATACCTATGTTGGTCTCTTTATATTTATGGCGTACTCTGGATTTTACAAACCAGTGAATCCTATGAAGTACCGTGGCAACCCGACAAACATTGTTTATAGGTCGCTATGGGAACGAAAGTTCATGGTGTTCTGTGACAATAACCCTAATATATTACAGTGGGGAAGTGAAGAGATTATTATACCATACAGAGCACCTGATGGTAAAGTGAGGAGATACTTTCCAGATTTCTACATAAAAGTTCGTGAAAAAGATGGAAAGGTCACGAAGTATATCATTGAAGTAAAACCCAAAAAACAAACACAACCACCTAATGCAAAAAATAAACGAACTGCCTCCTATCGTAATGCCGCTTTAACATACGCAAAAAACCAAACTAAATGGTCTGCTGCTCGTGATTATTGTGAAGATAGGCAGATGAACTTCTTGATATTAACCGAGGATCATTTAGGAGTATGAAACAATGGCACAAGGATTTGGTTCTACAGCAATTAGAACCGCAAACACAAAAACAGCAGGATACGAAACTCTATTTGATAAAGTAAAAACTCTGAGTTCAGGTCAAAAGAAATCTATCAAATGGTATAGATCAGCAGTTAAGTCAGAATCTGGTAAGTACAAAAAGAATTTCAATAACAAAGGAAGTACAGAAGTATCCCAAACTCAAAACGAATTACGTAACACTACATTAGAAAGACATATCTATATGTTTGAGTACCAGGCAAAAATGAGATGGTTGCCTTACTACGACAAGTTTCCACTAGTATACGTTCTTAAATCAAAAGGTAGTGAGTTCACAGGAATAAATTTACACTATCTGTCACCAAAAAAGAGAATTATTGCCACCAAAAAACTGTTGCAAGGAAGAATCGACGTACCTAAGGCATGCTTTCATAAATACCTACATAACCATGTCCAAGAGGGAGTATACATTGATCTTGCTCAAGCAGAGTGGGATAGTGCTATTCTTTTACCAACAGAGGAATTTGTGAAAAGTATCAATGGTATGAACTTTCCAATAGACAAGAAACTTGTCTGGAAAGATACCGATGAAGCTTTCTATGATAAAATTACGGGTCAAAGTAAATAATGTCAGATCCAAAACCAGTAGCACAACAGGTAGAGGAAGATACTACTACAAATGATGAGGTAAAATCAGAACCAAAGAAAAACACTTGGTTCGATAGACTCCCATGGACACTTAAAGCTCCTCTTAAAGCACTCGGTCTAGATGATGATCTAGAAGGTGTGATCGATTATATTGAGAATAGTCCTGCTGGTAACTTTGCGGCAGATGTCATATCTGATCTCAAACAAGCAGCAAGAGAATTTAAAGATGATAAACTAGGTCCAGACCAAATTTCATTTAAAGTACAAAAGAAAGCAACACTGGGAGACAATGATAGAAACGATGCTCACAAATCATCGCTAAGATATCCAAACGATTCTATATTGGCAAGCACAGATTACATGCTGTTCCAATTCTATAGATATCAACCACCATTTGGTGGTCAAGGTACTTTCAATCCTAGGTTTTTAATTGGACAAACTGCTGGTGAGTATGGAACTATTGAAGAATATAATTTATCGGTAACTAATCTAAGAGTTGATACACAATTAAATCAGGTCGTACTATATGTTCCACCTGATGTGTCATCTACATATGGTGCAGAGTGGTCTGATCAATCGTTTAGTAACACTGCTGTTGCTAAGATCAGAGGTGGTATGGCACTGAGAGATGGCAATCTAGCTGCGTCCCTTCAAGGTCAATTTGAAAATGCTGGCAATGCAATTGGTAGAATGCCAGAGATCATGGGTGCTGATTTTATTAGAGGTCAAGTTGCAGGTGCAACTGGTGAACAACTTAGCAGAAATGATTTGTTCTCGTCATCAGCAGGAGTAGTGTTAAATCCTAACACTGAACTGCTATTCAGAAACCCACACATGAGAACCATTGACTTTACATATAAGTTGGTTCCAAATAACAAAGAAGAAGCAGAGATTATTTTTGAAATTGTAAGGACATTTAAACTATGCTTACATCCTTCGTTTGGTCAACCTGGTAAACAGCAAGGAGGTAAATTAACAGGTGGTGGTCAAGTATTAAATACATTCGGCAAAGCAGAATCAAAAGTTGGTTTTATTTCTGTTCCTAGTGTATGTAAATTTGCATTTATGCAGGGAGGAGGTTTACATCCATTCCTTCCACAGTATAAAACATGTGCATTAGTTAGTGTTGATGTTAACTACACTACTGATGGACAATATGTGGTAACAAGAGATGGTTATCCAGTTGCAACTGAACTAAGATTATCATTCAAAGAACTCAAACTCGTGTACAGAGAAGACATTAGACCTGTTGGACCAAGTACAGTTAAGTTTGGTAAGAACAAAGCACTACACGGAGGTCACTAATGTATTTTTCTTTAGTACCAGACATACAATATCCAATCAAACCTATTGGGTATCCATTCACACAAGAAGATATTACTGTTGCCAAGAACTTCTTCAGAAGATATGAACTGAACAAAAATATCTTTGAGAATGCAGTGTTCTTTAATCTCTATCAAATTGGTGATAGGGAAAGACCAGAACACGTAGCAAAAGAAGTGTATGGTGATGAGATGTATGATTGGGTAGTGTTGCTATCAAATAATATTGTCAACGCACAATTTGATTGGCCCTTATCCAACTATGAGTTAACAAAATTAATTTTATCTGAATTTGATGATCCGTATGGAACCATTCATCACTATGAGACATATGATTACGGACAATACAAAAAAGGAACCCATGTTGACAAGACCTTTTACGATGGTCAACACAAGTTCCTTTTGTCTGATGGTAATTACGTTACTAAAAATGGTAACGAGATTTCAAAAGCAGTGACTGTTATGGAACACTACACTGCAGAGAACGAGAAGAAGCGTGAGATCTTTATCCTAAAAGAAGATTACTTTATAGGATTTGTAGATAACTTCAGGAAAACTAATCGTTACAAGAAGAGTGATGACTATATTAGTGCTAAACTAAAGAGAGCAAGAATCTAATCGACTTTTCTACCAAAAAATTGGCGGAGAATTTTTTTCACTTTTCACAGATTTGATTATCGAATTTCGTTTCTAGTGATGCGATTCGTGCTAGCAGAACTAAATTGTCTGACTCCAATTGATCGAGACGCTTACGTAGTGCCTCGATCATTTCTTTTTTCTTCATTAGTCAAGTTCGTAACAGGCAGATCGTGCCAGTTCAGGGTTTGCTTTTAGTGCTCGATGAACATGTCCATGAACATCACTCTCTAGAGTATGATGTGCTCTGGTATGTACCATCTGAATAACTATTAAAAAACCCAGAATCATTGCATTGATCTGGGTTATTGGATTTAAGAATGCTCTTAAATACTTTCTCATCGAATGAATTTATCCATGCGAAGTTTAATATAATACATTCCGATGACCCACAGGGAGAAGAGAAACCCCTCCCCGTAACTCATGGAATTCCATGCGTGAACTACATCCATATCAGTCCTCTGCAAGACGTGCGAAGTATGATAGTGCATCGTCGTCATCTACAACTGCTTCTTCCTTGACAGGAGAAGGTGTAGAACGAGTGATGTCAGGATCGTTGAATCCACCAGTCGCTACAACTGGTTCGTACTCTTCATCATCAACAGAAGGACGGGTGACAGGACGTTGCCCAATGCCGAGCACCATGTTCAGACGACGCTCAAGATCTTCATAGGACTTGAAGTTTTCCTTGGCAGTGAACGCCTCTAGCGAGTGTTCTTTCTTCCACGTTGCTTCAAGTTCATCATCATCTGAACTAATAGCACCAACAGAATCAAACTCACTGCTGTCATAGTTCCAGTACCCTGCGACTTTCTTGATCTTCAGTTTGAAGTTAGCACCTTCCCAAAGGTCAAAGACATTCACTGGTGTCTCATCTTGGAACTCAGGTTGCATAGCAGCGAGGATCTTATCATGGATCTTCTTGCCATACTTGTAAAGGAATACCTTACCCTCGTTCTCAGGGTGCTTAGGATCTTTCACGACAAGGATGTTGCTGTAGTAAGAAAGCTTACGCTTCTGCTTACGAGCGGTCTCTTTGTCTTCATCAGCACCGCTATTCCAGAGACGGCGGTTGACTTCACCAACGGGATCCTTATCGTTGAGTGTAGTCAGGGAGTTTTCGATGTACCAACCACCAGGACCTTGGAAGGCATGGGAGTACACCTTTGCCCATGGGATGGTTTCACCTTCAGGGGCGGGGAGGAAACGGATAACAGCGTACCCATTTCCAGAAGCGTCAACTTCTGGTTTCCAGAACCTTTCATCAACGTTCTTACCGCTGGATGACTTCTCTAGTTCCTTCTGGAGAAACTGGAAGTTGTTCTGAGATTTACGCTTTAGATCTGCGAATGACATAGATTGCCTCGGATTGAATTGGATTTGGTTTGTGTGACCCCTGATCACTTGATCATAATAACAGGCACAGAGTCGGGTGTCAACCCTCTGTGCCACTTTCTAACTGTTCCTTCATCTTTTGAACTCTGTCAAGGAGTTCTTGGAACATGTTTTCAATAGTGGTGCCTGGTGTGGCACCTAGCATGATGATGCCTTGCTTCATCGTTTCGACAACTGACTTTGCTTCAGGGTCGTCACTCAGTTTAGCACGGGCATAGAACACCTGCTGTTTACTAATCAATTTTTCTAATGCTTCAAAATATTCAAGTTTTCTATCTGGATCTAGAAGTACAAAGTTCATAGCAGATCTGAAACAGAACTGCTGTAACTCTAACATCTCTTGGATGTCACCTCTAACTATATCGGAATGGAAAAAGCTCATACTAGCATTAATTTGGCACGACTTGTTTTTTTCATGAAGTTAAGTTGCTGTGCTTCGTGACGCAACTTTTCTTTTAATGGTTTACTGATTAATTTATTAACAGTATCTAGTTCAATTTCATTTAGTTCACAGTAGTGGATAACAGAATCAATGTAATTCATTTCAGGATTGTGTAATGCAATCTTCTCCACCTCCTGCGAAAATCTCGCAGCAGTCATAAATTTATCCTCTAATAATTGTTTTTTGTCCATATCGTTCTTGGTATTCGTCGATGTAACTCATGAGTTTCATAAAGAATTCTTTCTTAGGTGGGTGTACCACAACTTGAGTCTCTCCGTTTTCACAAGCAACGATGGTGACGAGTTGTTTAACACTCATCCCGTAGTTTTCTTGTAGCATACATGCATATGCAGTTTCCTGAACGAAGTAGTCGTAAAGATATTGTTCACGCTTGGGTTTTTCTGCTGTCTTGAAATCAATAATAGACAGCACTCCGTCAAACTCAGCAATACAATCTACACGCCCTGCCAATTCTAAATGCTTAGAGTAGAGCGCCGCTTCTTGTAAGTAAATATTATTTATGCGGTCTAAATCAGGACGACTATGCTGAAACATAAGGACAGGTAGAGGTGACTTACTGTACTTTTTTATGTCCAGATTATTGTTTAGATAATCTTCTGCAACTGAATGATACTTTGTACCACGTCCAGTAGCACGAGTGGATTTAGCATTTGCTTTCTTCTCACCAACACGGGCTCGCCACTTAGCGATACCCGCCATCTTCTCTTTGTTGCTGCCAATCACAGTGGTGACAGACGGGAACTTGAAACCTTCTGGTGTCAGGTACATGCGTTTGCCATCCACCTGCTCAGCAGACATTTCAATAGGTTCTATGCCACCTACGTGATTGAACAGTTTCATAGACCTAGATTAATTTTGTTAATGAGATAAGATTTAACGAGACCAGAACGAACGATGTCATCGATACCAAACTCGATAAGAGAAAACTCATCCATGTTTTGTAGGATGCGTTGGAAGTCAATGATACCTGTACGTTCACTAATTTTTTGGAGATCAGTTTGTGCAGCATCACCACAGAAAATGATCTTACTATCCTGTCCAACACGAGTGATGATTGAATCAAGTTC